ATTCGCTAACGATTCTATAACTGTTGATTTTACTTCTGGCTCTGCAACAGATGGTACTTTCTCTGTTGTTTCATTGACTAACGCAAATACATTTGTTATTACTGCTGGAAGTAGTGCAACAAATTCTGGAAATTGTACAGTCACTAAATCGGGAACATCTCATTTTGTATGCGAAAGCTGGTCAAAATCTATTCCTTATGTAAACAGGGCAACAATTAACGCAACCTTTAGGGAGGTGTTTGAACCATAATGGCAATACCTACAGAAGAGCTACAAAAAGCTAACCCTAGTGCAAAGATAGAACTGTTTGAAATACATCTTGTCGCTGCCTTACATGGCAGTACTGATGTTTCTAGGTTTCATAATGGCATCAATATGAACACTACCTTTAATGTTGTATTTCAAGGTAATACATACCAAAGAATACCTATTGAATCAAATGGTTTTGAGTATTCCATAGCAAGAACAGCACTACCAAGACCAACAGTAAAAATTAGTAACATATTATCTAGTGTTACTGCCTTGATGACGCAAGCAAACCTAACAACACCTAAAAATGATTTGAATGGAGCAAAATTCAAAAGGATTACTACCTTGTTAAAATTTATTGATAATGCAAACTTTGAATCTGGCACTAATCCATTTGGAACACCAGCAAATAATACTTACGAAAACCAAACATTTTTTATTGATAGAAAAACTGTTGAGAGTAAAGATTTTGTAGAGTTTGAACTTGCAATGACTCTTGACTTGCAAAATAGAACAGCACCAAAGAGAATAATTACAAGAAAAGATTTTCCTTCTGTTGGTACGTTTGCATGAACAACTGGCAAGAACAAGCATTACATCACGCTAAAGCTCAACTACCAGAGGAGTCTTGTGGGTTGGTCTTAGATATTAAAGGGAAAGAAGAATATTATCCTTGTAAAAATATCGCTGTTGAAGGTGCAAATAGTTTTACGATAGATCCAGAAGATTGGGCAAAAGCAGAAGAAACTGGGACTGTATTACATATCTGCCACTCGCACCCAAATGGAGATTTAACACCATCAGAAGAAGATATAAAAAATTGTGATTTTCTTGGTTTATCATGGTTTATTTTTGACCCTGAAAATGCAAAGGTAGAAGAACTAAAACCCAAAGAACATAAACCTATGCTCAGTAAAGATAAGTTTATTGATAGAGAAAGAAGAGAAGATGAGCAAGGTTTAAGAAAAATTAAACTGTATGGAAGATTAGCAGAGTTAGTAGGGTGGCACGTTAATTATGCAGATGTTAAAAACATGAAAGATGTTTACAAATATTTAGTCTGTAATTATCCAGAAATAGAATCACATGTAAAACAAAATATGTATCGTATAACAATTAATAATGATGTTGTAAAAACAGAAGATGATTTGATAGTAAAAAGTGAAGGTGAAATAAGAATGATTCCTATTGTTTCTGGCGCTTTTTTTTCAATTCTTGCTGGTTTACTTATAAGTGGATTTGCAACAGAGGTTGCTACTTTTGTTGTTGGTAAAACTTTGGCTACATATTTAGCTTCTGCATTAACAGTTGTTGGTACATCTATGGCTTTACAGGGAGCAAGTAATTTATTATTACCACAACAAGTTCCTACAGTAGGTGATGTTACTTCTGGCTTAAGTGAGACAGATGCAAGAGTTAATTATTCATTTAGTGGCATTCAAAATGTTAGTCGTAGTGGAGTTTGCATACCTCTTATTTATGGAGAAGTATTTACTGGATCTATTGTGGTTTCATCGGGAACTGATACTGCCCCTGTATTTTTTGGAGGTTAATTAAAAATGCCATTACCTAGAAGTGTAAGAGATTTTAAATGGAGAGGTATTGATTACTCTGGTGGTTATCGAGGTGGAGAAGGTTTAAAGTATTATGATGCTGAGATGAAAGATGGCGAGATTGGTTCTCGTCAATTTGTTACAACTGTAGATGTAATTTGTGAAGGTGAAATAGCTGGGTTTCCATCTGCAATAGATGCTGGGCATACTTTAGGTACAGATGATTATAATAGAACCGCTTTAAAAGATGTATTTTTAAATAACGTACAAATTTTACAGCAATCTGCTTCAGACACAGATCCAGCAGACGGTACGTTTAATTTTGGTACGACTTCCTCTAACAGACCAGCATTTATACCAAAAGTAGGTACAGCAGATCAAACAAAAATTAGAGGTGTATCTGAAACAGAAAGAGATAGACCTATTGGCCAAAATGTTACTGTTGCCCAGCCTCGTGTTGTATCTATAACTGATACTAATACAGATGGTATAAGAGTAACTGTTGGTTTTCCACGTTTACAAAAAATAGAAGATGATGGAAATATATCTGGTACAACAGTTGAATATAATATTCAAGTAAAAGATCAAGCTGGTACTTTACTGAAAAAAATTGTTCCGCAAACTTTATTAACTGGTTTAGATCGTTCTAAGTTTTCAAGTGGTGGGCGAATTATTGGTAAAAGTACATCACCTTATTTTAAAGATCATATTATAGTTTTGCCTTCAGATATTGCCACTTCTGATTTTCCACTAACTGTAACTTTAACAAGAGAAACAGTAGATAGTACAGATGTAAGGCTTGTAAATGCTTTTGAATTAACTTCAATAACAGAATTAGTCTTTGAAACTCCTACATATCCAAATACTGCTGTTGCCGCTTTACGTTTTGATGCTGAAATTTTTAGATCCGTTCCACAGAGAATGTATAGAATTAGAGGACGTCTTATCAAGATTCCTCACAATGCTACTGTCAGATCAGATGGGTCTTTGTCATTTAGTGGTAGTTTTAACGGAACTTTAAAAGCAACAAAAGAATGGTGTAATGATCCAGCTTGGGTTCTTTATGATCTTATTACTGAAAATAGGGCTGGATTTGGTGATTTTATATCAGAAGATGAGGTAGATAAATTTTCTTTTTATAACGCTTCTGAATATAATTCAACACTTATAGATAATGGTCAAGGTGGTACTAGTCCTAGATTTAGTTGCAATTTAGTTATACAAAAAGTTTTTGAGGGCTATACAATTCTTAACAAGATTGCCAGTATTATGAGGGCAAGTTTATTTTTTGAAGATGGCAAAGTAACTCTTGTACAAGATCGACCAACCACAAGTTCATATTTCTTTTCTTATGCAAACGTAACTGAAGATGGTTTTGTTTACACAAATGCAAGCCAAAAAACAAAAAATACAGTAATAAATGTTAAATATTTTCAAAATGAAACCAGAACCTATGAGTATGAAACTGTTGAAGATACTGCTGCAAACCAATCAAAGTATGGAGTAGTTGTTAAAAATATTGAAGCAATAGGCTGTAGTGATCAAGCCCAAGCAAGGAGAATGGGGTTATGGCATCTTTACACACAGAATAACGAGGTTGAAACAGTTACATTTACCACAACTGCTGATGCTGGATCGTTGATCAGACCTAGCAATATAATCACAATCCAAGATCCTGTTCGTAGCGGATTAAGACGTTCTGGAAGAATTGCAGCAGCTACAACAACACAAATTACTGTAGATAACACAAAAGACTTACCAACTGAGGCTGCTAGTGGGGATCAATTATCAGTAATACTTACAGATGGTACTTTAGAAACTCAAACAATATCTACAATATCTGGTTCTGTTATCACAGTTTCTAGTGCATTTGCTTCTGCACCACAAGTAAATAGTGTTTGGTTATTAGTAAGAATTGCTGTTGAAACTGAAGATTTCAGAGTCTTATCTGTTACTGAAGATAATAATTTATTTACCATAACTGGAATGTTCCATAATTCTGATAAATACGCTTTTGTAGAAGATGGAGCAGCAATAACAACACCTGTTATAAAAAATTTAGTTGAATTAAAAGATTCTCCTAGTGATTTAACAGCAGAAGAACTAATTATTGTCTTAGGTGATAGAGCCGTAAGTAAAATACTTTTAACATGGCAGCCAGTAGCAGGTGTCTCACAATATTCAGTAAAACATAAATTTAATGATGGTAGTTTTCAGACAACTATTGTACAGAGTCCAGTATTTGAAATATTTGATTCTGAATTAGGAACTTATGAGTTTGAGGTTTTTAGTTACAACGCATTTTTTGAACCAAGCATAATACCTTCTCCACTCACTTTTATTGCTGAAGGAAAAACAGCAGTACCAGCAGATGTTCAAAATGTAAGAATCGAACCATTATCAGATGAATTTGTAAGATTACGTTTTGATAAATCTACTGATATTGACGTAACTCATGGTGGAAACGTGGTAATTCGCAGTTCTAACCTTACAACTGGAGCAACGTTTACCAATTCAGTTGATGTTTTGCCCGAACTTTCTGGAAACGTCAGTGAAAGTATTGTTCCAAATATTGTAAATGGAACGTACCTTTTAAAGTTCAAAGATGATGGCGGTAGACTTAGTTCTGGTGATGCTTCTGTTGTTGTTCTTTCAACAAGTCCTGATGTATTTCCTAAGTTAACAATTTTAGAAGATAGAGAAGATAATGATTCACCACCTTTTGCTGGTGAGAAAGTTGATTGTTTCTTTAGTGATGAGGTAACTGGTCTTGTACTTGGATCGTTGGAAACTTTAGATTCGCAGACAGATTTTGATGCTATACCTGATTTTGATTTTTTAGGTGCTATTGATGTTACTGGTGGTTCTTATAGTTTTGCTAACACACTAGATTTAGGTGGTAAGCAACCGTTACGTTTGCGTAGACATATGGTCACACAAGGTTTTTACCCTAATGACTTATTTGATAAAAGAACAGCTTTGATAGATACTTGGACTGACTTTGACCAAGCCACCGCATTTGATGTTGGAGCTTCTATGCTAGTCGCCACAACTGACTTAGATCCTGATTTATCAGTTTCAGCTACTTACGAACAGAGTGCTACAACGATCACTATAACCAAGACCTCGCATGGATATTCTGTTGGTGATTTTGTAGTCATTGACTTTACTGCTGGCTCTGCAACAGATGGAAATTATCAAATTGTTTCTGTACCTAGTGCCTCAACATTTACAGTTACTTCAGCTACAAGTGCAACAATATCTAGTGGTACATCTTGTACTTATGGCGCTAATTTCAGTCAATTTAATCCTTTTGTTAATGGTGTTTATGTTGCAAGAGGTTTTAAATTTAGATGTGATATGGACACTAACGACCCAGCGCAGTCAATAGAAATAGATCAACTAGGATATACAGCAGAATTAGAAAGTAGAACAGAAACAAGTCTTGGTAATGCTGGAGCTACAAACGGTTTGATTGCTTCTGGTACATCTACCAAATCTGTAACATTTACCAACAGCTTTTTCACAGGTCAGTCTGGTACTAGCATTGCAGCAGATAGTGTAAAACCTTCTGTAGGTATAACTATTGAAAATGCTGCTGCTGGTGATTTCTTTAATATTGCAAGTATTTCTTCAACTGGATTTACGATTAATGTTAAAAATAGAGATACTTCAAATAATGAAACTTTTGTAAATAGAAATTTCAAATATGCTGCTACAGGATTCGGGCGTGGTAGTTGATTTTAAAGTAAGATATACTTAGATTAAAAAATTAGGTTAGACAATGAGCCAAAATGATTTTGTAATAGATAATGGCACAGGAAATGCAGTCCGTTTAGACTTACAAGCTGCTTTTCAAGCTTTAGCAAATAACAGTACTGGATCATCTGCCCCTTCTACAAATTACGCTAGTCAATTTTTTGCTAATACCAATACAGGTATTATGCAGCTTAATAATACATCTGGAAACGCATTTATAAATCTTTTTACGCTTACTGGTGGCCCATCTTTTGCGGTTGATGGAACAATAAATAGTATAAATATAGGAAAAGGTGCAAACTCTGTTGCTGGTAACACTGTTCTTGGAGAAAGTGCTTTAGATGCTTCTGTTTCTGGTGGTAATAATACTGCATTAGGTCATAAAACACTTACGTCAAACACATCAGGTAATGCCTGTGTTGCTGTTGGTTATAGAGCATTACTTAATAATACAACTGCTGCTAATAATACTGCTGTTGGAAATGACAGTATGAAGGATAACACAACTGGAGATTCAAACGTAGCTGTTGGTAGTTTATGTTTAGATGCTTGTACTACTGGAGGTAACAATACTTCTGTAGGAGTAAGTGCTTTAGGGGCAAACACAACAGCTTCTAATAATACAGCTTTTGGTAGAAGTGCTTTGGCAGCAAACACAACTGGAGCTTCAAACGTAGCCGTAGGTTCTAATGCTTTAGACTCTAATACTACT